TAATTGTTAAGTGAGGTGTTACCATTCTAAACAATGACTTCATCTGTTTAGCACGAGTCATATCTGCAACAGACTTGCCTTCAAGTGCGTCATCAACTTCTTTCTTAGAAGCAAGATTACCTACAGAGTCAATAATGATAATAATATGATCGCCTCGTTCTACACTATTAACTTGTGACATTATATCAAATTTTAATTGTTCAATGTCTGTAATAGGAGTATGCAGAATGCGCCCAGTATCAATTCCAAAATTATCAAAGTATGCTTGCGGTGAACCGAACTCTGAATCATAGAATAAAATAACAGCATCCTCATACTTATCAGTATAAGCTTTAGCAAGCAACAAGGAGAATGCTGTTTTAAAATGTTTAGATGGACCTGCAAATACTGTAAGTCCCGGAGTAAATCCACCTTCAAGACTTCCTGATAGCGCAACATTCATCATAGGAACCGAAGTCTGAATCATATCCTTCTTTGCGAAGAACTTAGACTTATTTAAAATTTCGGATTCTTTAATTGTTGAATTCTTTTTTAATTTTTCAAGTAACGACATAATAACTCCTTAAGTAATATCAATATTATAATATAATTCTGGCAAAAAGTCAATAGTTAATTACACCAACTTTGTTTTGCATCTCCGAAATACTCTCGAGCAAATCCATTCTTAATTAATTCTGCTCTTAGACTTACCCCATTTAAAATCATGTCGCCCAAAACACGACCACCAAACTTATCCCAACCATACAACATCACTTGATGTTTTTGAGTAGAATTTATAGCATTTTTAGTAAAAACACTAGCAGCTTCTCCGCGTTGTTTTTCCGACTCACATTGTGCTCTAAAACTCTTTTCAGGTGTATCCACGCCAAATACTCGAACAGCAATTTCAGGTTTTAACGGTGGTGGCAAATAAGGGGCGGCAATAACTACAGTATCTCCGTCAGTCACTCTTATAATTTTAGCATCATATAATACGCCCTGAGGAGTTTTTTGTGCATAAGTTAAAGATGCACAAAATAGAAGTGCGAATGTTAATAATATTTTTTTCATGCGAATAATCCTTCCAGTGTTGCTTGTGGTTTTGCAGACCAACCGACACCATTTAATATTGTTGTTAGTGGTTCAAGAAATGATTTCTCAAACATTATATCATAATCTACATACTGCTTCAAATTGAACTCTTCAGGAATAACATTAATAAAGGCAATACAATTTTCCTTAATTAAGTTTGGTTCTTTTAAGTAAATGAATTTGATCTTATCACCTTCATTTATAAGTTCATACTTTTTATCGATTTGTTTTTCTTTTAGATAGAAATTATACAATAGCGCACCTCTGACGTGCATTGGTGTGCCTTGTTTATAAATGCTACCTTTGTCTGTATATTTATTAACTCCATTTACACCTCTAGGAAAGGCAATTAATTCTGGAGTCATTTTACGATACTTGGATTCAAACTCTCTAATATAATCTTGTAGTTGTGATTCTGTTCCAATCAATGCTAATTTAACTGCGGCCTTCAAAGCATCACGAACAGGTTCCGGTGTAGAAGATCTAACAATCTCTAATCCCATTACCTTCAACTTCGGTTCTTTATATTGAACACCCTCGTTATTATATACATTCAAAGCATATCTTTTCTTAGCAACCCAAATGCCTCGGTCTGCAATAACCTCACGCTTAAAATAAATCTTTGTTTCAAACGCATTAGTATAATCTGCAAGACCATCACACGCTTTGTTAATTGCCTTTTCAATTTTATCATTACAAATCTTGTCGAGAATCTCTACAATCTTTTCTTTTGGTTGGTCTTTATAGAACTTTTGAACCAATGGATCAAGTGTAATATAACAAGCATCTGTATCTGAATAGAATGAGTAGATCTGATCTGTTGTTCCGCATACTTTATTTAAGTATTCATCCAATGCTGCGCCAACTGTCTGAATAATATACTGACCGGTCATTGTAATACCTTCAGCAATATTAGAATCATAGAATCGGAAAAATTCATTACCCCATGCACCAAACAATGAATTCAATTGAATCTTACGAGCCATCTGAAAGTTATTATACTTTGCTATTTCTTTTTGCCACTTCTTATCCTTTGTTTCTTCATATTTAGATTGAGCGGTCAACATCAACTTCTTATATTTTTGTCGATCGTCAAATAACTTTTGAACAATCTCAGGAAACAACCCTTGCTTTTCTCTTGTGTAGCAGAAGCCATTTGCAGACATACATAAGTTCTTTTCTTTTAGATCATCTAAATTAGATTTGCGATTCAATAATTGCTCAACTGTAGTACTCTTTGTCTCGCGCTTAACCTGTGTTTCTGGAGATAAATTATACTGCATAATAATACTTGGATACAGACTTGTAGCATCAAATGATACTACCCAATCATATTGTCCAGGTTTTGGTTCTTGAACAAACGCTCCAACGATTGGTCTACTCGGCAAGCCTTCTCGCTGATGAACAACAATGTTCTTATTCCATAAGTGATTCCATAAGATGCAATCCCAAGTACGTACAGCTGAGAATACGTCTACATAATTACACTTAGCATCATATGCCATTGTAAGAATCAGTTCAATCAACTTCATCTTATCTTCAAGTTGATCAACAAGTTCTACGTCAATTACGTTATACTCAACAAACTTTTGCCAATCATTTTTATAGAAGTCTCTGAATGAAGTATATTCTGCATACGATAACTTCTCTTTACCTAATTCTACTTTAGCAATGTGATCCAACTTATATGATTCTTGTGCAGAATATGTAAACTTCTTATATAGATCAAGATAGTCTAGAATAGCAACCCCGAGAATATCGTATGTAAGTTCTGTACGATTCATACGGGTAAACTCTTTTGCCTTCACTACTCCCCACGGCGATAGTTTACGAACATACTCATCTCCAAGAATACGGGCAATACGAGAACACAAATATGGAATATCAAAAAACTCTAGATTCCACCCTGTTAAAATATGAGGGCAATTATCTTGAGTGTAGAGAACAAACTTCTGCAAAAGATCATACTCATCTCTACATTGAATGTAAGTATGATTGTCTTTAGTCACATTGAAATGCTTTGTTCCAAATGTAACAAGTTCTTTAGTGTTTGCATCTTGAATTGTAATTAATAACAATTCCTCTTTAGGATCACGTACATCTGGAAATCCAAGTTCTGCAGATGTCTCAATATCAAGAGACCAAATTTTAATTTGAGAAATATCAAACTCTACTTCGCCAGGAAACGTCTTTGTAATATATTGATATGCGTAATTTGTGTTACCGAAGATCGGGAAATTTTCTACTTCTTTATATCTTGTAACATAATCTTTGGCGTCATTAATATCTGCAAATTGAATTTCTTCAAGAAAATCTCCGTATAACGATTTATGCTGAGTTTGCTTTTGTGATTTTGTATATAGACTTGGCTTAAATTCGATTTTGTCCTGAACCGATTTGCCGTTATTTACGCCTCGAACTAGAATCCGATTGCCATACTGATTCACGTTAGTGTAGAACTTCATTAAAAACCTTTTTAGACATTATAAATATAATTGTATCATTATAATATGTATCTGTTATTCTGTCAATTAAAAAGATGACCAAATTATATAAAAAGGATTAAAAATATGTTTTATTCTTCAGGTCTTAATATTACTCCTGGCGTATTAGTTTTACCTATAAACCCAAATTTACCGCCTAGTCAAAATACTTATACTACTCCAGGAACATATACTTGGATTGTTCCTCCTTATGTCACAGAAGTGAGTGCAGTGGCTGTCGGAGGTGGCGGAGGTGGTAAAGGATCGACCAGTAACAATGGGGGCGGAGGTGGAGGCGGCCTAGGTTGGAGGAATAGAATATCGGTTTGGCCGGGTCAAAGTTATACTGTTGTAGTTGGTGCTGCAGGAATTCGTTCAATTACCGGTAGTGATGCAGGTGGCGGTGGTTCTAGTTATTTTATAGATGGTAGTACAGTTGCCGGATACGGTGGTGGCGGTGGCCTCGCTGGCACTTCCGGAGGTGGTGGGTATGCAGGTGAAGGAGGAGGTAACGGCGGCAGCGGCGGCCCTGGTGGCAGCCATTCTGGAGGCGGAGGTGGAGCAGGTGGATATGCAGGTAACGGTGGTGATGGTGGGTCAACTACTGGCAGCCCACTATTTACAGGAACTGCTGGTTCGGGCGGAGCTGGCGGAGGAGGTGGAGCTAACACCAATGAACGCGGGTCAGGGGCAGGTGGGGGTGTTGGCCTTCAAGGCCAAGGCGGATCTGGCGGTGGCGGCGTAAGAGTATCCAGCCCTGGTTCAACCGGTGGCGGAGGCGGCTCCGGTGGCGGCAATGGCGGGGATGGAACGTCGGCGGCGTCAGCGGTAGGTGGTTCTTATGGCGGTGGCGGTGGCGGAAGCGATAATTCGCAATCCTCTAATG